TGTTGTTGAAGGTCAAGTAAACCTAGATGACTTGCTAACCGTTACAGCTAATGGAGTGGTTCGCATGAAGAACCCTAATGCTGTAGTTCCATTGACAGTTCCAGCTACTGCTGCACAGTCATTCCCATTACTTGAGTATCTAGATGTAGTTCAGACTAAGCGAACTGGTGTAAATGATGCTCAACAAGGTTTAAACCCAGATATTCTACAAAACACTACAGCGACAGCAGTAGCAGCTATGCAGTCAGCAGCAGCAGGTAGAATTGAATTGATTGCTCGAATCTTTGCTGAAACTGGGGTAAAAGACCTGTTCCAGAAGATTCTACAGCTTCTGTGCAAGTATCAAGACAAGGCTAGAGTGATTCGCTTACGAGGCAAATATGTCTCTATTGATCCTAGAGAGTGGACTAACCAGTTCGATATGTCTATCAATGTAGGTCTTGGAACAGGTAACAAACAAGAGCAGATGACTATGATTGCTATGGTTCTAGGTAAGCAAGAAGAAATCCTAAAGACAATCGGAGTTAATAACCCATTGGTAGACCTAGCGCAGTATCGCAATACTTTGGGTAGATTTATCGAGTCTGCTGGCTTTAAAGACTCAAGCGAGTTCTTCAAAGAGATTAGCCAAGAGCAGTTGCAACAGATTGCTCAACCACAGGAACAGCAACAAGATCCACAGGTTCAGGCTTATATGGCTCAAGTCCAAGCTCAAATCCAAGCTGACCAGATGAAGGCTCAAGCAGAGATGCAATTGGCTAGAGAGAAGGCAGCAGCTCAGATGCAGTTAGAGCGAGAGAAGTTTGAACAGCAGATGGCTCTCAAGCAACAAGAGTTTGAATATGAAGCCCAATTAAAAGCTATGCAAATTGGTGCTAAGTTAAGTCCAACAGCTAATATACCGAATGTCCTATGAACAAAGCTGAAAGAGCAAATACCTATTTAACAGATGAGTTTTTCATGGAGCTTGTGGAAAACCAAAAACTGTTGTATAAAAACAACATATTCAATAGTGCAGAGAATGACTTTGATTTCCGAGAGAGGTCTTTAGTCAAACTCAGAGCTATTGAGGAGTTCGAGGCATCAATCCAAGCTATCGCAGACGATAAGCAGATTAATGCTAAGAAGTGGAAGATTCTTTAACTACCATAAAAGGTAATAACAATGAGTGAAAACACCAATCCAAATGGAAGTGTTAGTGTAAACGAAGCAGCTAGTGCATTTTTGTCTTTGATGGACTCACCTACTGAGGAAGCGAAAGCTCAACCAGAGGTAGACCAGCAAGAATCAGAAGAAGTTGAGTATTCAGCCGAAGATGGTTCAGAGGACTACACAGATGAAAATGCAGAAGAAACTGAGTACCAAGAAGAAGAAACCCAAGAACCACAGCGCTTCAAAGTCAAAGTAGACAATGAAGAAGTTGAGGTCACCTTAGAGGAGCTTCAACAAGGTTACAGTCGCACAAAAGATTACACAAAGAAAACTCAGGCTTTAGCTGAGACTCGCAAGGCTGTGGAAGCAGAAAGAGCGAGAATCGAAGAAGCCAAACAGTTGCGAGATACTTATGCTCAAAGACTAGAAGTTATCGAGAAGTTACTATCCCAAGATCAGGGAGAGGAAAACTTAGCAGAACTAAGGGACTCAGATCCTATTGGTTATGCGATTAAGATAGCTGAAAGGTCAGAGAAAGAGAAGCAACTGCAAGCAGTTCGAGCTGAAAAACAGAAGATTGCTCAACAGCAAGAGTCTGACAGACAGCAAGCTCTGCAAAGTCATTTGCAACAAGAAGCAGTAAAGCTGAGAGAGATGATCCCTGAGTTTAAGGATGAAGCCAAAGCCGAGATAGCTAGGAAAGATATTAGAACCTATGCCAAATCTGTCGGTTTTAGTGATGAAGAATTAAGCCAAGTGTATGACTCTCGTGCAGTTAAGACTCTCTACAATGCAATGATGTATGAAAAACTAATGAAGGGTAAGACTGATGCTGTAAAGAAAGTGCAGTCTGCTCCTAAAGTATTGAAGGCTGGAAATGGCGGTCAGGTAAATGCTGAGAATGATGCAACTAAGAAACAGATGCAAAGACTCAAGCAAACTGGCAAGAAGTCAGATGCAGCTAAACTTTTTGAAAAATTTATTTAAAGGAAATTTGAAATGCCTACATTTACAAGATACGATGCCGTTGGCGCTCGTGAAGATCTAAGCAATGTTATTTATGACATCAGCCCACAAGACACACCTATTATGTCATCTATTGGTAAGACATCAGCTAAAGCTGTTTACCATGAGTGGCAGACTGATGCTTTGGCATCTGTAAACACAAGCAATGCACTAGTTGAAGGTGCTGATGCTACTGCTGCAACTTTGTCAGCTACAACTCGTATTGGTAACTACACACAGATCGTTGGTAAGACTGTGCAAGTTTCTGGTACTTTGGAAGCTGTAGACAAGGCTGGTCGCAAGTCTGAAAAGGCTTATCAATTGGCTAAGGCTTCTGCTGAATTGAAGCGAGACATCGAAGGCATCATCACAGCTAACCAAGGTCAGTCTGCTGGTTCAAGCTCTGCTGCTCGTGTTATGGGTTCTTTGTTGTCATATATCAAGACAAACACAAACAAAGGTTCTGGTACAACTGCTGGTGCAGATCCTACAACTATCGGTGTATCTACTCGTACAGATGGTACAACTCGTACTTTCCAAGAGTCTATGCTTAAGGATGTAGTTGCTAAGGTATTTACTTCTGGTGGCACACCTTCAGTATTGATGGTTTCTCCAGCATTGAAGCAAGTTGTTTCAAACTTCACAGGTTTGGCACAGCATCGTTATAACAGCAATGCTGCTGGTCAAGTAACAATCTTGGCTGGTGCTGACCTTTATCAGTCAGACTTTGGTGTTATCTCTATCGTTCCTAACCGTTTCATGCGTACTCGTGATGCTTTGGTACTTGATCCTGAATATGCAGCATTAGCATATTTGCGCCCATTCCAGACTATCGACTTGGCTAAATCAGGTGACTCAGAAAAGACTCAAATCTTGGCTGAATTAACTCTTGAAGTTAAGAACGAAGCAGCTCATGGCGGTGTATTTGACTTGTCAGCAAGTTAATAAGTGAGTAGAATTGGGGGTGGGGAAACTCACCCTCATTTCTTGGAGATTTAATTGTCAAAATTACTAGGTGATTTTGGGGAAAATAAAACTGCTTACTCTGATGGAGAAGGCGGTCTTATCATTGAAACTAAGCTAGATCTAAGCGATTTTGCTGAAGCTACCAAGCAAGTTTATAAAGAAAATAGTGGTTCTAAGGGATGGGGAGATACTCCATACGATCCTAAGAATCATATAGCTTGTATACCACCAGAGATTATTGGTGATTTAAACAAGAAGAATATTATGAAAGGCTATCAAGTCATTGATATGCCAGCACTAAAAAGATGGTTAAATGACCCTGATAATCGAATATTTAGAACTCGAGGGGGTCAAATCTAATGGCTACTATCGCAGTCTGCATCCCAGCTAGAGGACAGATGGAAGTAGGAACAGCTTTTGACCTAGCTCGAATGGTCAATCATGTAGCAAGAAACACAGAACACCAAGTAAATCTCTACACTTCTATGGGTACTCTGATATTTGACCAAAGAAATAATATGGTGGAGTCAGCCTTAGAAGAAGGTGCAGATTATGTCCTGTTTATTGATGCTGACATGAGATTCCCTAAAGACACTCTTGAGAGGCTACTGAGCCATGACAAGGGGATTATTGGGGTAAATGCAACAACTCGCTCTACACCAGTCAAGGCTACTGCTAAGACACTAGAGATCGAGGCAGATGGCACTTGCAACTGGAAGCAAATATCTTCTAAGAATAAAAAAGGGATACAACCGGCAGATGGCATTGGCTGTGGAGTCATGCTAATTAGTAAGCAGACACTAACTTCTATGCCTAAACCTTGGTTCTTCTTTGAATTACTGCCTGAGAATAAGCTCTTGGGTGAGGATATTTACTTCTGTATCAAGGCAAAAGATGCAGGGATTGACACTTATATAGACCATGATTTGTCTCAAGAGATAGGTCATGTCGGAAATTATACTTATGGATGGCATGACATACTATGAGCTTTACTAACTACACAGCATTACAGAATACAGTAGCCAGCTACTTAGGTCGCTCAGACCTTACAGCTATGATTCCTACTTTTATTACCTTGGCTGAGACTCGCTTACAAAGAGAGTTAAGAACTCA